CCCGAGTAGACGGATTTATATATCTATTAGATATAAGGTCCCTGGCACTAACAAGGTTAGCACCTGAGTGAGAAAGATTTTTCGACGTATTTTGTATACGCACTGACTATCACAGCTCGAATAAATAACAAGTTATCTACCGATGAATATAACCAAATCGTCTAATTTAGACACAAATTTAGTTATAAACTGTAATGCAGCTTCTTCTAATCAGAAGAAATCTCTCCCTAATAGGAACGTCAAAGACGTAACTAGGAGGAATAAGAAATTAACCAAACCACTTTCTAGATCAAAATCTAGTAGTGGTTCCAAAGGTGATTTCAGAACTAAGGGAACCATCAATAGCAATTTAGCTTTAATGGTCCCTATATTTAAACCTTTAACTCACCATAGTGAGGAGGATCTTAAATATTTCTTCACAAAGATGGTAGAAACACATAACCAGTTGATTGTCAACTTGGGGGTGATCTACGGAACTAAGCATTACAAGGCTATTTGCCAGTATTGCTTGCTTCTTTGTGAGGGACACCGTCCTAAAAATGTGGACAGAGTGTCAATCGGTAAGGTTGATAAGTGGCCAAAAATTTTTGGTTTCTTAAGACCAGTCTATCACTCTATTGTACCTACCCTAAACGGTAAGGTACAAGAACCTAAAACCAGAGCCGAAAATCTTCGACTCTTGCAAACGTTATTCAAAGTGAATAAGGTTTGTTCCGATTATTCTGAGTTGGACGTTGATAATTTACAACGTACATTCGAACTTTCTCGTGAATGGGAGGATTCTTTTGTAGAATACCTCGAAGACACGATGGGCGCTATTCCTCCTATCGAAACTAATAGTTTCAGGATAGATGGATTCCTAGGGAACAAGAAAGGACCAAATGGCATTGCCAAGGTCGATTCTGCAGGTATGGAGGCGGCTAAACTATTGTCGTCACCGCTTCACAAAAACTTTAAGTTATTTTGTGAAATCACCGATAACCTTGCGTTCTATGAATATTTCCTGCAATATGCGGAAAAATTCAATACTGATAATCCCACTTTTGACCTTAGTAAGGTAAAGTTGAGAAAATTAGTGGCAGTTCCAGATTCCGGAAATAAGTCTCGTACGGTCGCCATTTGCGACGTATGGACTCAAATGCTTTTAGAGCCCTTCGAGAAGGTGCTCAAACATAAGATGACTCAGGAATTTTCTGAGAAATCTGCATATTTTGACCACGCACAAGGATTTACGAATGTAAATGCACTTGAATGCAGAGATGATACAATATCAATCGATGCAGAAGCGTGGACGGACAATTTTCCAGCTCGCGTTCAGTACCTAGTAGTGAAACAGCGATTTGGACAGCAATTCGCTACAGCCTGGCAGGCTATGGCGATTACTTGTCGATGGAACGTCGGTAATACCGATCACACCATAAAATATGGAAAGGGACAAGGCATGGGAACCAAAGGTTCTTTCATGGCTGCATCATATTCTGATCACCATGTGATAGAATACACCTACTTATCAAACTACGGAAAAATTTTACCGTATATGAAGGTAGGAGACGACTTAGTTGTTACAGATCCGAAAAATATTTTCAGGAAAATGTACAACTCTATAGGAGTCCCTATTAATAAA